GTGAACGGAGCCAGGAGGCCAGCGTCGCGAATGTCGCTGTCGACAGTGACTGCGTAGGCTGCGATGTCGCCAGGTATCGGCGCCTGCGGGACCGGCGTCATGTTCCCGTCCAGCGGCTGGCCGGGCTGCAGGTCGACCTCGATCATCTCTCCGTCCAGGCCTTGAGCGATCTTCGCAGCCGCATCCTCGCTCAAGAAGCCAGCGCGCACCATCCATTGACGCGCCATGCGCCGAACGCCCTGCGCTTGGTAGCTCCGGATCAGATTCATCTCTCGGAACTGGTCGCGACTCCGAGCGAGCAAGCTGTAGCCTCGCAAGGGGCTGTCAGGGTCGCGGGAGAAGTACATCGGGATGATCGGCACAACAGGTCGACCTGATGCACTCTTGAACGGGATGCCCGTGGTCTCGTGTTGCAGCTCGGCTTCTGGCGCGCGCTCATCGGCTGCGACGGTCGCCTCGAGGGCACCGACCTGAACCTTGACGCCCTGGAAGACGAACGTGTCAGGCTTCCGGAAGTCCTCACTCCATACAAGCAGCTTGTCCGCCTGCAAGTCGTACATCTCCACGATGCGAACCCACTTCTCGTTGGTTGGAACGCTGCTGTCGTTGGGGTTCAGGCCAAGCATCGTCCGACCGCCGATCGTCGAGCTCGCATCAATCCACTTCTGGTAGACCCTTGGCAAGAAGTCGGTCTCCGGACGATCGTAGCGAATCGCTGCCTCTTCGAGCGGCATCAGGTACACGTGGCCAACGTACCGCTGTTGCTCCCAACTGCAGGCCGTTGCGTCGACGATGACCTCCCACGGAGGCAACGCAGCGGACGCTACCCGCTTGAGCGGGTCAACGCTCTCGACCGGGCTCAGCTTCAGGAAGCTGCAGGGGTAGATCAACGCAAGCCGGGTCGCATCCTCGAGCTGCTCTCGGATCGTGAGCAGGTACAGGTTGGCGGTTGCCTCTGCGACGTCTGCGTTGCCGCGCGCACGCACATCGGGTTGCACGAAGACTGCAGGGTTCTTGGCATACAGGCTGCCAAGGTAGCTCTCGACGACAGCGTAGGCCTTCGGGACCTCCGTGCGCAGCACGCCTTCAACGACGTTCTCTTCCTTCGCCCAGAAGTCCGTCATGTAGAGGCGCCGCAGTTCGCGCATCTCTTCGCGCCGATTGGTCCAGTACAGGTCGTGTTGACCGACGATGTCGGCAACGTGCGCAGGTGTGAGCATGGGACCTCAGAAGGGCAAGGCAGCGGAGCGGATGCGCCGCGCGCGGGATGCTGCAAGCAGGTCGTCTATCCGCGTGCGTCCCGACTGTAGCGCGGTTGTGCGCCAGCTTGACGGCACATCGCGCAGACACCGATAAGCCAACGCCATCGCCATCGCAGCATCATCATGCGCTCCCTTCGGCGCCTCTGGCGCGACCTTGCCGGGAGGGATGGTCAAGCTGCGCAGCTCGAGCCACGTTGGCCGATCGAGCATCTTCACGAGCGGCAGCGACTCACGCAGCGTGTCGAACGCATCGAGCTTGCTCTGCAGCGTTGTGACCCAAGGCTTGCCCGTGCGAGGGTCGCGCCACTGTGCGTTGTAGCCGCAAGACTGGAGCTCGAGCAGCAACGCATGACCGTGGTTGTTGCTCTCAGCCAGGACGAGGGCCTGGTTGTATCTGGTCGCGACCTGGATCACGCGATGCGCCCAGGCCGAAGGGGTGACCTTGTTGTTGCGCTCGGTGTAGACAACCTGCGACGTCGCAACGGACACAACGCAGAGCGCGCTGTAGTCGCCTCCCACGCCTCCGCCGACGTCAACGCCCATGACGTACCGGTCGTGCGGATGTGGCTTCTCAATCTCTCGCCCCGCGTTCTCCCCATGCAGCGCGTGCTCGAGCACGTTGACCTGCGCAAGCAGCTCGTCGCCGTAGTAGCCGCCCTCTCGCTCAAGGAAGCAGTCGTCAATCGAGGCTGGGTACTCCCGCCTGAACTTGTGCTCCGACCCAAGCCGAGCACATGTGCGCCTACGCCAATGGAGCTGGCCCAGGCTCAAGCCGTAGGCTTCGCGCTGCGACTTCTCCGCGTCGGTCAAGCTCGCCTCGAAGTCATCAGGGATGAGCTTGGGGCCGTCGCAATACGTTGGATGCTCGTGCCAGAACATCGTGAGCAGGGTCCAGCCGTTCTCAGGAGCTCCGCGCACCAACGAGCTGTAGAAGTCGGCTGGGTTGTTGGCGGTCGACTCCACGATCAACAAGCCATCGCCTACGGCCGCGTCAACCTGCGCCAAGACCTCTTCCAAGTCCGGAGCGTAGGCAGCCTCGCTGATCAGCGCAGCCGCTGGCGTGAACGAACGTAGGCCGGTCTGACTGCGGCTCGTGAAGGCTTGCAGGCTCGCACCGGTGTCGCCGTACACGAGGCGAGCTCGAGCGCGAGTCTCGACCGGCCTGGTCAACAGCGCCGGAAGCTGATCGAGCCAGCGTCGGTTGTCGTCAAGCAGCATGACCGCGCTGTCGTCGCGCATGGAGATGACCGCATGCATCGCTGCGTGCGGAGTCGTGTAGGCCTTCCAGTGCATCACCATCTTGGCGCCGGTCGTTGCTGCGACCTGTCGCGCTTTGAGGATGAGGATGCGCTTGTGCCCTGCCTTGACCGCATCGAAGATCTTGACCTGCATTGGCAGCGGCACGAACGGCACGAGCTGCTTGCTGTCTTTGTCCTGGACCCGATGCAGCCGAGCGAACTTGTCAGCGTCGCTTACCAGTTGCGCGACTGCAGCTCGGTGCGGAATCGGGACGGCGCCGGGAACGAACGAGGCAACCATCAGCCGACCACACGCAAGACCGCCTCGAGCTCACGCATCGCTGCCTGTGAGCCCTCGGTCTTCGGCTGCGCCTTGGCGAACTCATAGGCCTTGTCGAGCGTCCACTGCGCCGCACGCACCGCCGTCGCGTTGCCCTCTCCGGCCTCGAGCGTCTCGCGTAGAAGCTCCAAAGCGCGCTCGGTGAGCACAGGCAGCGCAGCCTCGATGAGCGCGACCGGGTCGGGAGGTGGAGGCGGCTTGGTCGCCTTGTACCAGTCCGCCCACTTGTACAGGTTGTCGACGCCCCAGCGTTGGTAGATGGCAACTCCGTTGGTCACCCTCTCCGCAAGCACGGCGCGATGGTCCTTCTCATTGTCGACCATCCAAGACACGACGCGCTTCTGCGTGTCCGTCAACTCATCCCAGCACTGCGGCTCTTTGCCGTCAGGCAGCCTAATCACAGGCCTCTTGAGGGTCATCGGCAATCCTGCATGCAGGGTGCTGCCCACCATGCGCGCGCTAACAACGGCGCGACGGTTGCATCCCAGAGCATACCGCCGCGCCAACCAACCGCCCACTTGGCGGCTACCGCTCGTGCTCGCCTCGAGCAATGGCGTCGGCCCACTGCCAGGTGCACCATCTTCCATCATCCTCGACCGCATGCAGCCAGTCGACAACTGCAGCGCGCTCCGCGCTCCGGCCTGCAGCTTCGCCGTCTCTGCGAGCCTTGGCGAGCATCTCGCATAGCGTCTCGACCTCAAGCTCTGCGTTCATCGCGCACCTCGCTTGACCGCCGGGCCAACAGTCCACACGTGCTCTTCGGGCCGCGCAACAGGCTTGATCCGCTTCGTGCAAGGGATTGCGGCTGCAGCGACAACGGAAGGCGCGCAACGGCCCTCGAGCTGCATCTGCCACAACACCGCAGCCTCTGCTTCTTGAATGGCGCCGGAGCGCCGGAACTCAATCTCAGCCTGTGCGAGATCTTGCTTCGTAAGCTCGTCGATGTGCGCCTGTACCTTGTCTGCAGCGATGCACAGCGACGCTGCGATGATGACGACGATGCCGCGTGCGGCCTTTGCGATGTCAGTCATGGTTGCTCCTGCAAGTCAAGTCGGTTCAGTCGGCGCGGTCGGCGCGGTAGACGAAGTACTCGGCTTGCCGATCTTCCTCACCGCCCGCGTCGCTGAAGTGCAGACCGACGGCCTCCAGCGCAGCGTCGATCTCGGCGACGCGTGCAGCGGTCGCGGCATCGTAGTCGCAGGCCGGACCGGCATAGACGACGTCGAGGCTGACGACGACTTTGTC